ACATGACGCATGAGGAACGCTGTGAATATTGGGCAAAGGAACGTGAGAAAGAACGTGCTGAACGTCAGAAAGTTATTGACGCCATGCCAAAAGATATGGTACAACTTATCATAGACATTGCAGATAAAGCACATAGAGTTGTAGACACTGGTGGCTATGGATGTAATGGTGGAGTGCGATACCTGTCAGCGTTTGATCTGCAAGAATTGGAAGACGTAGTAGACCAAGTTCGCACTAAGTTTAACATTGTATAGTAGGAGAATGAGACATGCCTTTTGAATTTATTCCAGAGAATATCGACTTTGAAGTAGGCTATGAAACTACCAAGATGCCTGACAAAAAATATGTAGTCAACAAGAACACTGATGAGTACATTGCTATTGTCGGCAAGGGCTTTAACTGTGTGCCACATGGTGAGTTCTTTAATAAAGTAATCAACGCCACAACAGACAACATGTCAGCACATGACATGGAGGGTGCAGAGATTACATGGAAGGATGCCCACAATAATGGCTGGGCTATGATGGACATGCGTCTGCCTAATGTAGTAAAGAAAATTCAGACTGATAAGAAAGAGTTTAGTCTGATGAAGCGTATCATTGCACTGCATGGTGTGGATGGCACTTGTTCTAACACAGCTATCTTTGGTGCGATTGATTTCTTCTGCCTCAACGGGCAGATCAGGGGCAATCACGACAGGGTGATGCGTAAGAATACAGCAGGTCTGTGCATGGAAAAGTTTGCCAGTGATCTGAAAAAATCACAGCAAGACTTCAACGAACATGCCAAGCAGATGCAACGCTGGGCCAATTCTAGTCTTATGCAAGTCAATGTTAAAGACCTGCTGAAAGATATTGTGAAGGATGCTAATGCAGAGAAGATGTACAGTCTGTATCGTTCAGAGGTAACTAATCGTGGTGACAATCTGTTCGCTCTGTATTCTGCCTTTACTAACTACGCAACGTATGCTGATGAGCAGAATGGTTTCAAGCTACGTGAGACAGGCAAAGACACACAGTCTGTAAACATGTTCAAGCGTGAGATTAGTGTAGCCAAGTGGATTGAAACACCACAGTTCAGACAACTGGAAGCAGCCTGATGGGTGTGTATAATTCAGATGGTGTACTGGAACGCTATACTTTAATTGATGTGTTCTATGATGCTGAAACAAAAAAGATAGAGTCTCCCACCCGTTGGTGGGGGATTTGGATGGAGATAAAAGAGGACGTTGACCCACCCATGTGGATACTAAAATTGTCTTGGAGAATAGGAGACTATATTAAATGGTGGCATACCCCAAGGGGTGTAACGTCTACGTGTCAACAGCAGTTCAAGAAAAAATATATATGGAAAAGCTGGGTTGATGTAGAAGATTTTCAGTATGACGGTATAGGTGATACATGTTATACGGAAGAAAGATATGTGGAGTTCGATACAGAAGAGGAAGCACTTAAATACCTCAAGAAAAATATATACACAGAGGACAGGATGCCTAGCAAACTAGATACTGTAGAAGAGTTTTGCAAACAGTACCAGTTTGAGTTCTATGAAAGGAAATACTAATGCTAACGATAGGTAAATCAATGGGGATGCTGGCTGGACTTGCAGTAGGTGACGCACTTGGCGCACCTCTGGAGTTCACTCAGAGCAGAGAACCCGACAATTATATAAGACGCTATGCTACAGGTGGCGCACATGATATGGACATTGGCGAGTGGACAGATGACACAGCTATGGCAATGGCACTGGCAGAGGCTACACTAGATAACGTAGGTTTTGATCCTGATGATACCATGAAAAACTTTGTGTCATGGTATATGGATGGTAAGTTTATCCCTCGTGAGTTCTGCTTTGACATAGGTAATACAACACAACGTGCGCTGGAAGCCTATATCAAAGACCCGTCTCGTCCGTATCAAGGCGTGTCTGATGAAACCCAATCCGGCAATGGTGCGCTGATGCGTATCGCTCCCATCGTTATTGCTGCACCAAACAAGGTGACTGCACTGCAATGGGCAACACAACAGACACTACTGACACACGGTAGCAATCTTTGTGTGTTCTTTAGTAACATGTTTACAGAAGAACTGTGGCATAGTGACGCACTTGAGAAGTATAAACCCTACCGACTACCTGTTGATATAGACAGGAGCAAGGTGATGTCGGGTGGATTCGTGACGGAGACATATCAATGTGCAATGTGGGCTTTCCAAACTACGGACAGCTTTGAGGATTGTGTTATCAAGGCAGTCAATCGTGGCTACGACAGTGATACCTGTGGTGCTGTAGCTGGCATGATAGCTGGCGCACACTACGGCATTGGAAATATTCCTGATCATCTACTTGACAATCTTATGTGGAAGGATTATATATTAGACACAGCAGTTAAACTATACAACATGAGGAGTAATGAAAGATGGGCATGACATTTCAAAAACTAAAAGATGAGTACTATTCTTCTCACGATTTCAAACACTTACGTGATGAAACTAAGACGCAGTATACCTATCTTTTAAACTTTGCATCGTCAACTAATGTCGGCAACAAAACATTCAATGACATGAAGCTGTCGGACATAACAACCAAGCAAGCAAAGCTGGCCTATGATGAATGGTGCGACAGGGGATTGGCTTTTGCTAATCACATTATATCTGCCACTACCATGCTACTAAACTACGCAATCAGAATGGAGCATATAAAAACCAATCCTTTCGCTATCGTGCGTAGGAGGTCCACTGAGCCGCGCAAGGTTGTCTGGGGTAGGGAGGATGTCAAGAGACTACTAGACGTAGCGTACAGCGATTTTAGCACCCGTAACATAGGTTTGATTGCACACATGGCATACGAGTGGTGTCAGAGAGTGGGTGACATGCGTATGCTTACATGGGATAGGGTTGACTTCACGAACAGATCAGTACACGTCCTTCAATCTAAGAGAAATGCAGAAGTTTTTCTGCCTATTGAAGAGGATTTGTATGACATGTTGGTGGTACAGGAGAGAGACTTTGGTTTCCAACCCTACGTTGCACCAAGACCGGAGCCATATCAGGGTGAATACCTGCCCTATTCGCAGTACAAGCTACCCTTATATGCGCGTAGACTGATGGATGCTGCAGGTTTACCACCTGAGTTACGTCTCAGTGATCTACGTAGGACAGGCACAACGGAAATGGTTGAGGCAGGTGTAGGAATAGGACAAATCATGTCGGTTACAGGACATGCTAACCCACAGTCAGTCAAACCCTACATGAAAAATACTTACAAGTCTGCAGAATTAGCCTTGACAGCTAGAAAGAAAGCATGATATAAGCATTCAACTGCCGCAACGAACTACTATTATAATATATATAATACATATAGAAAGGACACATATATGATAAACGTAAATGACTATGACGTTTCTGATGGAGAGACACAGAGAATGGATTGTCCTGTATGTAGGGGCAAGAATACATTCAGTATCACTAACAACATGGGTGATCTTGTGTGGAACTGTTACAAGGTTAGCTGCACTGTCAGTGGCACCACCCGTGTAGGCATGAGCATTGATGATATCAAAGCTAGGTTCAAGAAGATTGAAACTGTAGATGACATTGAGTTTGAATTGCCAGAGTATGTTGTATCCCGTAGTGGTGGAGTGTACATGGATAGATGGTGCGCTAAGTGGGGCTTGAATGCAGAAGAGTTAGGTCTTATGTATGATGTAAAGGAAGACAGAGTTGTGTTTCCTGTTGTACATGACGGCAAGATTGTTGATGCAACGGGTAGAACATTAGGAAAAAGAATACCTAAGTGGAAGAGATATGGAAATAGTGGCTTGCCATACACGTATGGTTGTGGTAAAGTCGCCGTAGTTGTTGAGGACTGTGTGAGTGCAGCCATTGTTGGTATGGGTTCTGCTGTTGGGGTCGCGCTTCTTGGAACTTCACTTCAAGATTCGCACAGAAGCTATCTTGCACAGTTCTCAACAGCCTTGATAGCATTGGACCCTGATGCACTAACTAAGTCACTTGAGATGGCAAAAGAACTACGAGGCTACGTATCGGATGTACGCCCCGTGAAATTGAAGGATGATATAAAGTATTGTAACCCAACAGACATGGAGAAGTTAAATGGAATTATCACTAATTAGAAGCCTGATGGACAGGGAGTTTTATGAAGATCACCGTGGCGCACGTTGCCCTGATCGACTGTTCAGTAAGGATGTAAGGAAGATCAAGAACACTATCGACAAGGCTATGGATCAGTATGAGCGTACTGTCACGCCCGATGAGATTGAGGCATTGTTCATGGCTAACAATCCCACCCTAACTACGGCACAGAAGCAAGCCTATTCTTCTCTGTTTGCTAACATCAAAAGAGAGCAGCCTATTGGTGGTGATGTAGCACAGGAAGTATTGTCTAAGCTGTTTCAACAG